CTGCGTTCCTGTGGTCGTAACAAGAATTGAAGTATCGGCAATACCGTGAATACTTGTTGTATCTGCCTCGTGATTAGCGAGTGCCGTAGCAGCATTGCCTGCGGCAGTTGAAGCCGCTCCAAAAGCATCAAAAGTATTTGCGGTTACTGCAATAGTTGGGGTAGCGCCCTCGCCAGAGTTGTTTGAAAGAGTAATTGCAGTGCCAGCAACAAGTGAGGTTACATATGAACCAACTGTGTCGGTTGAAAGGTTTACAGCATCGTTAATCCATGCGGTTCCGTTCCAGCGCAAAAAGTCGCCGTCAGCGGCTGATGTGATTGTTACATCGCCAAGGTCGTTAAGGGTGGAAAGAGCAATGGGCACGGATGCATATGAAAGTGAAGTCCAAGCAGTGGTGCCGTCACCAATCTTAAGTTTTTTTGTGTCTGTTTCAAAACCAATTTCGCCCACATAAAGGACTGGATTATTGGACGTCCACGAAGAAGCAGTTGCACGCTTGATTTGGATTCTTGCACCTGACATTACAACGAACCTCCATCAAAAGAAAAAATCAAATTATTTGACACTTCAGCCTCATCTATTTCAAGAATACCACCATCCAAGTTTTCAACGACAAACGCTCTGTCCTCTGGGTTTAGTAACCACTTCTCGCCATCCCATGTCCACGACTTGGCGCCAGATGAGTGGGTGTCTCCAGTCGCAGGGGAATTCGGGAAATTTATTGCCATTATGCAATCCCTCCTATTTCAACCCAAAATGAGTCGTAGCGAACAAAAGTTCTTCCCGTGTCTGATTCAAACCATAAATCACCCTCGGACAAACCAGCCGTTGGGGCTGAATCGGAAACAGTCACGGATGAACCACCCGTGGTTACCCAAGAGTTGCCCTCACGGACATAAAGAGTGTCGTCGTCGGTGTCAAACCAAAATGCGCCCTCAAGCGGGCTTGCTGGTGCCTCTGCGGAAACCGTTGCCCCACCTTGTACGACTCGCCACGTAGAGTTTGACCTGAAATAGAGACGATTGTTCGTGTTATCAACCGCTATGGCGCCATTGGGAACGCTAACGGATGGTGCTCCTGCCGTAGTGGGGGCAACCAGTGCCGTAAGTGCTTCAAAGATGTCATCAGTGGTAAGCGTGTTTGCCGCAGATCGGTAAATATTCGTGTCGTATGTGCCAGTTCCGTCGCTCCAAGAGATGCGACCGCCTGCTTCAAGTTTTACACGACCGTAAACTTCGCCGTCAAGAAATACGGTGATCGCATCTGAGCCAGCAGACGCCAACTGCTTAATGGTTATCGGAGTTAAAAATTTTTGTGCCATTTTGCGACCTCAATCGCTATTGCATGTATTTCGCCAACCCCTCAAGGTTGACTACGTGTTTTAAACTGCTGTTACGACAATCTTAAACGCATTTGCTGAGTGACTGCCCAACAGTACAACAGTGACCGCGTTGGAGTTGGTTCGAGTAACATCACCGATAACAGTCTCACCTGTTGCCACTTCGTAAACTTGAACAATTACATCGGTTGTATTGAAATTGTGGGTAACAACTGTTGTGGAGGTTCCACTCACATGCGCCGTATTTAATTGAGAAGCGATACGAGCAAGAGTTGCAGTGCTCGTTGTGACCGCACCTTCAGTTGACTTGATGCCGAGATTCGTGCGGGCATCCGCTGCGGTTGAAGCACCAGTACCACCGCTTGCAACAGCAATATCCGTTGCGCCAGAACCCCAAGTACCCGTAGAGATTGTTCCCAAAGTGGTAATGGTTGATTGACCAGCATAAGTAGAAGCAATATCTACAGAATCAGCATTAACCGTAATACGGTCTGCCGTACCGGCCACATCAAGTGTGTTTCCATCTTTGGTGAGACCCGCACCAGCAGTAATTTGACCTGCGCCCGAAAACTGTACAAAAGTAAGATCTGTTGTACCAAGGGTGATGGTGTCGTTTGTTGTAAGAACGAAACCACAGTCAGCATTGACAGTACCTTCAGAAACGAAGGTAAACATTCCTGTTGTAACTTCTGTGTTTGAGTCGGCATCAGTTGCACGAACAGCGGCACCAGAAGCCTGAACAACGTAGATACCGTTTTGAGATGCAGTGCTTTGGTTCTTTACGAGTACACGGTCACCCGTAGCCAGTGTGACGCCGTCAACAATATCCCCGTTCTCAAGGGCGGTAGAAAGCGCGATATTGGCGGTTGATGCCGCACGGACGGATTCTTTAACATCAAGACCCGAGCGAGCGGCGTCTACATAAGCCTTTGTCGCGGCGTGAGCATCGGCTGAAGGTGTGGCGACGGAAAGGTTGCCACTAGCATCTCTCTTGGCGAGTTTGTTTGCAGTAGCCGAAGAAGTAGCGCCATTCAGGTCACCAAAAAATGCCGCAGATAAAAGACCAGCACTGTCCGCGTCGGCAACAGCGAGGGTGAGGGTTACTGTTCCGTTTGATTCTGAGACGGTAAGCGCTTCAGCAATACCAGCGCCACCACCAGAAACAATAGAATGAACAGATTTTCTCCACGCAGAATTTGCGTACACCATGAGGGTGAATGTTCCGCTATTGAAGTACATCCGTCCTTCAAAGTTGCCAGATGATGGGTCCGTGTCAAGAACTTGAAATTTGGCATTAATCAGTTGATTAGCGTTTAGGTCAACATTTGTAAGAAATTTTTGTGCCATGTTTTAAATCCTTACGTTAAATAGGCAAAGCCTGAAAAAGGTGATGAAAAAAGAACGGTTATACTTGTGTTGCTATTATACATTACTTCACCAAATACGACTGTGCCCGCACTATCCACAATAGTGACCGAAGGTCTCCCACCCAAAGCATGAGTTATGTTCCAAGTGCTCGAAGCCTGCGCCTGTGTAAAAATGGAACGGTCGTTAAGTACAGCAGCGTTTACGGTTGTGGAAGTCAACGCTGTAAAAAACGGCGTATCCGGCCACCCCGTTGATGTTTTCGGACCGTAAAAATCGCCAGTCAGAGTGTCAATATAAATGTCGCCAACACTGCCATAATCTGAAGCAATATTTGGCATATTAAACTTCCACTTCTATTTCCCAAGGGACACCCTCACCAAATAGAGTCTGAGTGCCAGAGGCAACGCCAGGCAACTTGACCTGAACAATATTTGGCTCCTCACTGGATATCTCTACAATGTTTCTCTGGTCTTCAATAACAACATTGAAATTAGCGTTGCCCATAGTTATTTGGGTAGATAGATCACTCACTTTGTCACCTCTTTTTCAAGTTTGAACTCTCCCCTAACAACCTTAAAAACCTCACCCGTAGCGGTTTTGACTATCTCCAAGTCATAAACCCCGCTCTTATCAAGCGCCGCAGTTTCACTTGCGGTCAAAGTCAAAGTTATGGAACCAGTACCACCAACGATGGTGATTCGCCCATTGGCGGTGGTTAGGGACACAATCGTGTCTGAGGCATCAAGCGTGCGCCGAACCGTCATGCGAGCCGTGTAGCCAGTCAAAGAAAACACGGTTCCTTCGGCAGTTTTGATTTCAAGGGTACGAGTAAAGGAAGACCCCTGATCGCACACAATATTGTATTTCCCTGCAAGCATCAGTCCTCAATCTGTTGAGCAGCAAAACCCGCTACCACCTATCAAGAATACAACACTTACCTGTATTGGATTTGAAGCGTTAAGCCTTTTTCTTACTTTTCGCTTGAGCCTCAACAATTTTGGAAACAGCCGAAAAAATTGCTGTCGTGTTCTTGTCGCCGATCTTGGTCGAAACCCAAGCAAGGACTGCTAAAGCCACTGGCATCACCAACGCAACAACCTCAGCCGAAACACCCCACTTATTGGCAAGATATCCGAGACCGCCCAAAAGGGCACCCTTGACAGCCTGGTCGCTTACATTTGCTTTAATGTTCTTGTCCATTGTTTTCCTCCGTTATAGGGAATTGGTACTCTCCTGCACGCATCATCTCCATTGCCGTAGTCAACATCCCACTAGCAAGCCAGGGGGTCATCGAATCCGAAACAGACAATATCATCTCCTGTTGGGAGTCTGACACTACTTCTGCGATAAGAACAAAGTTGGTTATAAGACCTTGAGGCAATGATTCCCGAAGGAGTTGCTCAATGTCTTCATCCATGGAAGGGCTTTCATTCTCTTCTTCCATGAATCCTCCAATTTTGGCTTACCTACATATTCTACATCACGCAGCCAGTGTGTGGGTGATGAGCATCCCAAGAGGTTTAGCGGGTTCAATCAAAGACAAAACAAAAGAATTACTTGTCCCAACATCACCAACGACCGTTCCATATGTTTCGGCTTGGCTTGTAGTAAAAGCAATCTGATTTTGTGTAACCGTATAATTCACTGTTTTGGTGCCCGTCAATGCTCTCTGCGCTGCGCTCACCATCGCATCTATCGTTCCTGCATTGTGTCCGTAATATCCTGTTTCTACTTGCCATCTGGCGTAAGCCTCAATACCCTCAGGTAAAGAACCAGTATTAGCGGCACCCGTTCCAAGAACATGAGTTCCGACGGGCAAACCAGTAGCGGGGTCAAGACCAGTTAACACTGATGAATCAAGCGTAAAAACTTGCCATCCAACACCTTCGGTAGAAGGCTGATAGGTGACAAGCAGTGGTCTGCCTCTGAACTGTGCGAGGTAACTCAAATAGTTTGAGTCACAAACTTGTGGATCCACAAATTGACTTAAGGTCGTCAAATCGGTTGGGTCACCACCAGAGGCTTTATCCAAGTATTCAAACTGGTTAGCCGTAAGGTTTATGTCGCCAGCAGTCGAGGTTAAGATATCCAAAAAACGAGTCAAAGGCAATATCGGCTCATTTGCGGAATAATCCGCAAAGTCCGATTCAAAGAAAACATCAGGGATATACGAAGTAACACCTTGAAGAAACAGGTTATCCAAAAATCTTAATGACGAATATGCAGAGGGTCTAGCAATATTTGCAGACGCGTTGGTGTAGTCATCAAAAACTATCCGTATCTGTAACTGTATTGAATAAAAACCGCTTGAGGGTACTCGTACAGGAATTGACCTAATTAGTTTCCACTTTGCTTCGTCCGTACCACCAATAATTACGGACTCGCTCCCTTCAGTGCCAACAATTTGGTCAAACGGATTAACAAATGAATAAACTCCCGTTCCCGAGTTAAAGGCTACTTTTGATAAAACTGTTTTAAAAAATATTGAACAGTTTTTGGTGGGTCTCACCCACACAAATGATTCAACAAAATCATCGTTATCAAATGCTGCGGTTATTGAATACTGTGACGGAGTACTTGCCGTTGTTGCATAGTAGTTATAGCGAACATAGTTTTCGTTAGCAGAAGGAACAAGTTTCAAAGAACCGTATTCTGCATCCAAGTATGTTGCTGTGTCTAATGAAATTGTTCCATTAGATGTCCAAAGATCGTCAACACCTGCAGCAAAGACAGACGGCTCTAGGAAAGTTGATTCTTCCGCAGGGATGTAGTTATTTGTTACTCCCATGGCTTACGCAGCAGTAGCAACCGTCGTGCAGTCACCAATAGGAATCACTCCTTTTTCAAGGATTGTGACATCGTTGCCACTGTCTGTAGCAAAACCTGTAGAGCCGTTAATCGTGGCGTCCATAGCA